TTCTGCCCCTCCATTACATGTCTTGAAACCTTTGCTCCATTTACCTTTTATCACTTGAATCATCAAATCAATGACGGTCAAAAGTACGAATATATGTTCAAACAAACACATCAAGTCTGCCAACTTCGCCACAATCGCCAAAGAAGCATTCACGTTGCCATGCTCTATCATCCGCTTTAATTTTCTTAAATTCCTCAGAAGCTGTTCAAGCAATCTTTTCAATAGTTCTATGATATACTCTATCAATGCCAACAAAAGGGCAAGAAGGTCCAACAGAAGCGCAAGAAGAGCAAAGAATGGAAGAACTATGTTTATGAAAATCGGGAAACATTTCCTGATTAGACATTTGATTCTTTTTATCATCTTCCAGACATTTGGATAAGCTGTCAATACATTTATTATGCAAATTATTATTTCTATAACCGCAACAATGAAATTATAGATTCCAAGGAACATATTCAGATATGAAAGAAGATGAGAGATTATACTTGCAATTGTATCTTGTAGGCTTTTGATTATGTCTTGCAACAAACCACCACCAGGAAGTGTGAACTTCAATCTTCTAAGCCAATCAAGTAAATCTTCCGGTATACCTTCTGGAAGTTTTATGTCCAATGTAGGAAAGTTGACATCCAACGTATATCCGGGAAGACCAGGAAGAGGAGGTAAAAATGGTACATTTACTTTATTTTGAAGTGGATCGCATTTTGGATTTTGTGCTGCTTTTGGTTTTTGAGCCATCATACCGTTCTCCTTTCGCCCCCTCTCCCCACAAGTCTTGCACCAAGGTCTGGCACGTAGACATCTTCGAATTTTCTTGATTGTCTTGTAAGTCTCACTGTATCATCATCAACTGTATGTCCATAGAAAACACATTTTTCTCCATTGAACGAAATGTTTCCGTTGTTTGTAAATAATATATCTTCTTCTGCTCTGAATTCGATATTTTTAGGACTACATATTATAATGCCTTCATTATCGAACAATATCCTTGTAAAAGTAGGACCATTTCCTTGCATCACCCTGAGTTCGAATCTATTTGTCTTGGTTGGACTATCTACAAGCGCGGACTCTTCATTATCAAATCTCTTGTCGGGATCTATCCCGTCGTTGTCCGGACCAAGCAATTGTCCTCCTATCTGTAGGTAGACATCTCCATCTGTTTGTGTTGCGAGGCTTATACCATTCAAATCCGCTCCGATTCTTTGTACTATACCTCCAGCAGTGTCAAGCCACAAAGATTGTCTATCTACGGTATTCGCTCCTATACTCATGTTGATCATACCATCTGTCACGATGGTTCCAGATCTTCCACCGGCATTTGCATTTTCTCCAGATGTTATTATTTCTTTTGTAACGATTGAATCGCCACCTGTATGGTTTAATATATCTCTTTTATATCCTTTGTCATCAATTTCTGTATCTGGACCGGATAATATCCCTGTGGGATTTTGACGATTTTCAGTAGGTAACGGAGCGACACATGTCATTGAAATATCATGGAAAGCAGTTCCTAGTTTTATTATCCCGCCATCAGTCCTGTCTTTTGGAAGAGCTTTTTCGTTTCCCGACAAAGCAACGACACCTTTACCGAAAGCATCCAACAATATATCAGATTTTACATCCTTTTCTCTTTTGAAATAATCATAATCAACAACACCACCTTCTTCCAGGGGGTTTATTGTAGTATAATTTTCATATCTTGCAAGAACAGGTACGTTGCCGGTCTCGCTTGATGAAGGAATGTTTATCTTGAACTGTCCTTCCTTGTCTATATCGAAAAACATACGACTTCTGTTCCTCTTGTATATACCTTCAACCAAAGCATAGTCATCTCCGGTACCTTTTTCTATATCGAGGTCCTCCGGATCTTTCCTGGCATTCAATTCCCAATGATATGCCAAGCCTCTACGGTGCAGGCTGCGGACTTCCATATAACTTTCTTCTGTTCCTTTCAGGGTCACAGAACCATCTTCCTCACCAATCGGGAGCACTGTCCTGTTTATATCCAGTATGTTGCCATAGACATCTATTCCGGTACCTTTTATTTCTTCTATCAGATAATTTGGCGAAACAAGGCTCAAACTGAAAACATCTCCGCTTCTTATCCTTCTGGATTGTGTTTTGTCTGTGGATATCTTTTGATAATTCGGATCTTGTTTTTTTGATTCTTTCAAATCTGATTGTATGGGATTATCGTAAGGATAATCTGCAAATTCATATGTTATCTGTCGTTTTTCTATAAGACTTGGATTTCTTCTACGTGTTCCGCCGGATTCCTCGGCAGCCTTCAATGTATTGTCGAAATTGACGGGAGAAAGATTCTTGTACCATTGTGATATCAGTCTTTCATTTATATCGGGATCGCTGTCCGCATCTATATCTGTTTGTCTTGTATCCCTGAGTGCGATTCCTTCAAGACTGAAACCACCATACGTGAAACTATATGATTGATTCGTTTCAAACGTCGATGAACCGCCCATTGCATTGTTCTTGCTTGTTGTATCTATATAAAAAGAACTTGATCCCTTTCTTCCGATAAAAGCTTCTTCGGGATACAACCTCAATTTGGTGTCGTTTTCACTTTTTATTAGAAATCCACCATTCGGCAATGTATCTATATCTCTTTGTTTCGCTTGAAACGGTGAAGAATAGAATATCTCATCCATATTGTCTTCATCTATACCGGTTTTCTGTAACGACGACACACCACTACCTATCTTGTTCAATATATAATATCTATTGTCTGGACCTATTGAACATATTACAACGTCACCAGGAGAAAAACCATACCAGATACCGGTTTCGTTTCCAGAATTGCTCATCATGCCGAAATATGGAACGATTCTTGTTGTTTGATCTGCGAAAACAAGTATGCTCATTGTTTTGGCAGACCTGTCGATATCAATCACCTGCGCTATGCGCAATCTTTCAATAAATGAATCTTGTGGTGTTGTTGAGTTGATCGCATCCAACACATCTACGTTTGAACTTTTTTTACCAAAATTAAAAGTTAATTCATTTACCGGGTTTGTATTGTAATCGTCTCTTGCCATCTTTCCTTATTGTGTCTTTGTAACAGTCGTAACAGTTACGTTGCTTTTGAAATTGGTGTTCAAACTATTATAGAATTTTCTCATTCCATCCAATCTATTGTCTGAAATGGTTGTTTTGGGGTTCGTGCCTGTACTGTAATTGGTACTTGTGTTTTTTGCTGGAGAATCAAGCATATTGAGTATCTCCGTTGTTGGAGTGATACTTGATTCGAACCAAACATCTATTGCATTGTATAATATAAAGAAATTTGCGTCCACGGGTATCAAATTGGCCAATGTCGATGATATCGATGGTATGGAATCTGATGATGTTTCAAATTCTTTTGACATGCTTATAACAGCATTGGATGGATTCCTGGCGCCCTCTTCAGAATTCAAATCTATGAAGAAAGGCTCTCCAGCAACCAACGTATCACTTCCCACTCTTCTGCCTACAATCTTGCTCTTTGGAATACCTTTTGAAACAAGTTTGGATATCACCTGTTTTGCAGCATCTTCCAATCTTGTATCTATATCGCCACTAAGATGGTATATCCTGACCGTCAGGGCTCTATATCCACGATTTTCCTGCGGAATGTTTGCTTCAAGCAAGAAAGTGGCTTTACCCAATATATCATTTATTGTTTTCTTGTTTTGTTCTCCAATCGAGCCATCAAGTATCTCTTGAGCCACGCTTAAATTTGTCTTGCTTGATGGAGTTCCTGATTTTCTATAGTTCGGAAAATGTATGACTCCAAGAGCATCTCCCTTGTCGGAAGCTGTTGTCCCAGAGCGAGATACATAATAATTACCTACGTTCGTATTGGTTCCTTTGTACAGGTTCTTGCCGATCACATCTAAAGGTGTGGGTATGTATTCCCCGGGAACATGCCCATAATTCAACGTCATTGTTGTTGTGAAATCTTCACCATACGAAAAATTATGAGTTATGGTTTCAGAATAGAACAACATTCCCATATCTTCTACATAATATACTTCGCCCGGTTGTTTATATTCATCACCTATCATTGTTATATTGGCTCTCAAGATGTTTTTACGTTCACGGTTCAACAAGAACAAGGCATATGGTGCTAATTGCAATTCTGGATTGTTCAAGAATGGAACGTATGCCGTTTCACTTTCTTTGTATCCATACTTCCGCCACAAGTCATAATCAACACTCCATACATTTGCCATTTTGAAATCATTGCTTCCGCCGATAGGAAAGCCTTGTCCACCGACCAAACCACCCAATTCGGCACCGCTTACTTCCACTTGAGTGAAATTTGGTGGATTTTCACTATAAGTCATCGACAATATATCAGATTCTTTTATGATATATCTTTTCGCGGAACCGGGACCGAAATCATCAACATTCTCATCTTCGATCATGCCTTTTAAAAATGTCGGTATGTCTTTTCTTCCATATAGGTTCGGCATCAACAATTTTGACAATATCTCGGTGTTGTCTGAATTGAATCTTGCGGCTTCATCTAGGCTTTTTATCAAATTAACCGCCGTGATCATCGCTTCATGCCTTGAAGACAACAAACCATCGAGCTTGTTTTGTATGCTGTTGATATCTATTGGTGAAATCTTTCCGTTTTTTGAATTCGGCAATAATTGAGAAATCGTCTTTATCATCGGACTGTCTGTAGAAACACCGAGTTTCCTGGCAAGCCTGGGACGTATTTTATTTGCGCCATCTACTTGATCGTTCAAAAAAGATGCATTGTTTGCTGCAAATTTTGTATATATGTCCTTGAAATTCTTGTTTTGCTTTAAAATATCGAAGTTGTTGTATGTATTTGCAGCTCTTGAAAATGTCTTTACATATTTTTGGGTTGTTTCATCGTTACCGAAGGACCGTTCAAAGAATGGATCGGTTGAGTTTTCAACGCTTAAAAATCCTGGAATTATAGTGGTGCTGTTGTTTTGTTGGCTATGATCGGCATCTGTTATTGATCCCACCGCCTTTCTTATACTTAAAAGCGTGCCGTCCTGATCTGTTGTGAAGAAGAATTCATTTCTGTTGTATCCTTTAAAAGCAAGACCACCTTTCAACAACGAAGAAATTTGACTATCAGGATCGTCTCCTGTTTTAGCTGGATACTGTGCTCCTAAAGCAACACAATACAATCTTATTTGATCTTCCAATATCTCAATTTCATTGAAAGTTGCTTCTACTCTGTTTTTGAAGCTTTTTTCAATAAAATCAGGGAATATCTGTACACCATGTTCCCTCTTCTTTTTGATCATTTCAAACAACACGCTGCTTGGCATCCTGTTGTATTTGGGAACCCTCAATTCTATATGTCCTTGCGAATTTGCAAAAAGCTCCATTCCAATTGTTTTTATGGCATTTGTAAGTTTTGCACTTACTTTGGACCAAGCCATGTTCACCACATCGAAATTGTTCGATGTCAATTGTTGAGCGATCACTTGTATGTCATAATCAGTATCATATTCCGAATCTACTATGAAAAGATTGTTGTCTACATTTGCTTTGACCTGCCACAACCTTCTTTGTGTTATCGCATTTTGATTATGTACCAACGTCTCGAAATTTTTGTCGAGTTCTTTCTTGGAAAGTATGTTCATGTCATCAAAAAGCACGTTGCTGCCTATCATCAACAATGATTTTTTTATTTCGCTTGAATCTAAAGAATATCTTATCGATTCTTCATGTAATTGTATTTCTGCTCCAAGTTGTACTATCTTTTTTATTATTGGATATGATACCATCTGGTCGGAAGTATTTATTTTTAATGTTGCTCCGGGATGTGAAAGGTTGATATCATATTTATTTATATCAAATTGGAAAGTGTCACCTTCAAATTGCATCAATTTGTTCAATAATTGAACCCGTTGATTTTGCTTTTTCTTTATAAGTGTGCTATGGGATAAAGCCATGGTTTGCAGAGCCATTGCCTGAGCGAACAAATTCGGATCCGTTGTCATTTTCTTGAATGGAATGAAATTACCCCAAACCTTGTTTTGTTTCTTTATTATACGAGACAAACCCGCGAAATAATCAGTATCTGGAGAAAAACCGCCGTCTATGTTGGTAGTGCCCATTCGTATGGCGGATTTCATGAATGTATTGAAATTATATGGTTCTCCGGTTATCAATATTGAAATCATATTGACAACATCTTGACCACTGAAAGGATCTGTTACATTTACTAGAGCAAGCTTGTTGCTCAACAATTGTGAACCTATCACACCATCATTTGTTCCACTTTGATTTATTATGGCAGATCCTATGCCTTTTTTCCATCTATATACAAAACCATCTGGAGCATCGAAAATCTTTTTTGAAGTTTCGGAATATGTTCCGGTCAACTTGGTCAATGCTTCGGTAGGTTCAATATCAGGATTTTTGAATTTGTCGATTGTCATTTTCTGACCGGCATATTTGCCATCTTGAAACTTGAACAAGTTTGAAGCAATGAATTTTTCATTTTCTTCAAGCAATTTGAATTTTGATACGCTTGGAAGCAACCCGGTGGCGGAATCGAACTCGAAATCAAAAGGAGTGACGGGATCATATAGATATCCGTTGAACTGATCCAAGCCGGGTTTCGTGTTTATCAAGCTTTGATCGAAATAGAAAGAATTATCTTTCAAAGTAGCAGTTACAACATATGAGCCATCATTAGAATAATTTTCTTTAGCACTTTCAACAACGCCGCTGAATACGCAAGTACCGAGATTTTCAGAAGTGAACACAGAACGTAGCTCACTATACAACCACATGGGAAAATCAGGTCCAGCAAGTATGTTTTTTTCAGCTTCTTCCCTGCTGAAATTTTCATCTCCAAGCAAAGCATCTGCCGCTTGCAGGAAATTTGAAGTTCCAAAGAAAGATGAAGCATTTTGTGTGAAATTTGTAGACTGTGACCCGGTAGCAGCACTGTAAGCCAAATCAGGATTCAATGAATTGTTCACGATGGAAGAAAGCATCTCGTCATCAACCCTCTTCGAATCGATGAATACAGTCACACTGTCCATGCTTTGTATCAATTGCCTTCCTTTGAATTGCAGATACATCAATTTCCTTACATGGTTGGATTCAAAATTATAATTCCTGAAATCTGAAAATTGTTGTATTTTGCCTTTTATTACTTTGAACATGTTGGCATACAGCCTGTTCAACAAATCCATTTCATCTTGTGTGAATTGTTCGTAATCTGGAACATCTGGATTATGTATTATCTTGTCATAATCGAGACCGGTTCCGGCTGATGATGTAAGTTCTATACCTACTTTTTCCAAAATAACGGTAATCTTGTTGTATATCCTGGTTCTCAGATTTGTCAACACGGTAACGACAGATGCTCCCCTCGCAAGTCTTGAATGATTCAAATCTTGCAGATCTTGTTCATTTTGCGATTCCAGTTCCATCGTCAAAGTATCTATTATAGAGAACTTTGTATTGGCACTTTGATATATCGCCTTCTCTATGTCGTCTTCAGTGATCAACAACAATCTATTTGGACTCAATAATGATAAATTACCTCCACCTTGTCCTAATTTGACCGAAACGGTACAATCGAATCTATCTACCATAGTGAATTCTATCACTCCAGTACCCGCCCCAAGAGAATCAGCTTTTTCAAAAGTCTTGTCGGTTATCCAGTTTGTCGTTGGACTGAAACCATTCAATCTAAGAGCTTGCCTGAGTGTTGCCACACCATCTTTGTTCTCACCAATGAATTTTGTATAACTATTCAAACTCGAACTCAAGAAATTATCACTCGCATCACCAGAAAAACCTGAAAACAATGAATTTGTATCAAGTTTGTTTATTGTATCGTAAATCATCCTGACAACAGGAGATGTGACGACTCCGGTTTCCCTTATGATGTTGTTCAATTTTGTAAGTTGTTCATATGCCGATATTTCAGCGCATTTGTTCTCGAATAATTTTTTGGCGGCACGGATGAAATGTTTTTCTTCCTTGTCCATGAATTCAGATCGGTAATTGTCCGAAAGTGAATTGAACATGCTTTTTTTGATCAACACAATCATTTCTGGAGTATGTGTCGTCACACGTCTTACGTTCGGCTTTGTATTGTCCTTGTTCGCAAACCCATCAAGGATATAAGTCCGTCTTGCTGTTTGATCCAATGTACCAGCTAATCTCCAAGCAGCAGCTGAAAGAGCCCTGTTGGTATTTTCCTTACCAAGAAAACTTTGAGGTAGAACACCAGCTATCGAATTCGATATATCTTGTACCCCGTCAACAACGTCGCCAAAAACACTCATATTTATCTCACCAAGCTCATAGCTTCTTTAGCTGCTTCCGCTGATCTCAATTTTTCTCTTTTCCTACTTCCGTTTGAAACAGGCAACGCGTTGGTTTGATATGTAAAAGGAATAGTATCATGATTTGAAGGTCCAGCAGTTGGTGTCTTGTGCCATGCAAGATAGTTCCTTCTGATTCCACGACGCTGTGTCGCCGTGAATTTTATATCGTATCTGAATATCCCCAACATATCTACTCCTTCTGTAACTGTAAAACTATTGAAAAATCCTCTATATACTTCTCCCATCCAATACATCTCAATTGAAGCGGCGTAATATCCAAGTGTCGGTCTTGGTATGCTCAAACCAGCCATTCCACCTGTCTTCGGCTCTTCTCCATACAATTTTAGACTATCCATTACATCACTCAATCCAGGAAGTGCAACGCTTATGAACTGTTCTTCCTCATTCTTCAATTTAGTGGCTTCTTCCAACGCTATTATGTCAAAAGCAATCTGCTCTCCACGATATATATCATCAAGAACATTTATGCCCTCTATCCCGGATGTTCCCGTATGCCCGGTTATCGATATGTCTAGAAGTTCCTCACCCCAATATTGTATGATGAATCCACCTTTTGTCCTTTTAGATGTTATTTGCTTTTTCTTGGTTATCACGATGTTTTGTGGATTTATATACATCTCGACAATACCACGTTCCGGCACCATCCATTTCATCATTCTTCTTACACCATATTGTGCCTTGCTTGATGGTATATTCTGATTTGCAAGTTGATAATATTGATTCAACGCGATAGGATTGTTCAAAGAACCAGAAACCGGCGCGGAAACGTAAGGATTGCCAAGTTGAACATTTGGATCTTTCTGCCCGAAATATTGAGATACTCTACTCATTTAACTCCTAAACTTACCCTGGCAATCCTTTGTCTGTAATACAGCGCGACGCAACAATCTCAAAAGTTTGATTTGCCGTAATAGAACCATTTTCTATTATATTTATATTCATGGTGACAGGATCAATTTTCACGGTTACAGGCTGTTGGTTTCCAGGATATGGCAATGTTCCGAAACTGTTCGCTGATAATCCTCTATATGTATTTGGTGGAATTTTAAAGTCAGCAGCACCATTCTCTTTTGAGCTCAATGGACTAAACGGTACTCCTTTATCTCCAGATATATCAAGCGAGCTCAATCCACCGCCGAATGCATCGCTGAGTTTTCCCATAGATTTTGTAACATCATCTACAATCTTAATCAAACTACCAAATGCCGGGCTTAATTTGCTTAATTCTTTCAACGTTCCACCAGTAATTGTTTTTGCCGTGTTGGACACCACATCTTTCATTCCGATAGTGCTTGCCAGCATCCCTTTTACAGCCCTACTGGCAGCTTCCTTTGCAGCCACATCCGCATCGACGTCTTTTGCAACTACTTGAAAATTTGGAGCAGCTGCAGCTTTTGCTTGGCTTCCTCTCTGTTCAGAAAGCTGATCAGCTGTGAACAAAGAACGCCCCGAAGCGTCATATCCAGGACGCTCACGTTCTCCTTTGTACAAAGTTGTTGCTTTCAGTGTCTTTGCCAACTCCCAAGACACCTCTACAAGATGTTCTTGTACGTTTGTTTGCCTTTTTGCCATGTCGGTACCGCCTTGTAAAGCATCAGACAACGCTGCTTCCGCATCCATGGTGCCCTCGCCTAGATCCGCTTTGGACATGCTTTCCAATACACGATTCTGCGCTCCTGTACCAGTAATACCCATTTGTCCCAACAAACCTCTCTGCAGCATGAATGCTCTTTGTTGTCTGGGATCTTCAGAGGCTTCTTGCAACGTGATTGCTCCGCGTCCTGATTTCTTGACCAATGTTTCCTGCATCATGCTCATTATTTCGCCAGTTTTTCCTTCCTGAAGCATTCTCTCGACATTCAACCCAACACCAATCGCTCCACCAGCGGACCTCATTCCAGAAGACAATCCTATAAAAGCCCTCATAGGAAATTCCATTTTGGCTATTGCATTACCCAAAGCCCTGGCGATCTCTATTTGCCCCTTGAAACCTACGTTGGTACCATCCAATGCTTTTGATACGTTTTTCAATATCGTGACAACACCATTCATCTGGTTTCCATACATAGCAAATTCTTTGTCTAAACCTGTGACAAGTTCTTTGATGTCTTTGAACCCGATCTTTGTTTCATGACTTGCTTTCAACAAGACTCCCATCCTCGTCGCTGCGCCCCTGGCTGATTCCCCGAATGTTCCAAGCATTTCTTTGGCTATTTCGCTGGCTTCGTCAAAAGAAATACCCACACCAACCGCTACAGTTGACAATACCTGATCCGAAGTCATTATGACCTGTTGACCATTTATTTTAATATCATTGAATGTCCTGTTGAACTCTCCAGGAAGTTCTCGTGTGACCTTGATTATACGCTTCAAGCTTTCATCAAAACTTATACCAAGCAACGCGGCACTTTCTGCAGCTTTTTGCGAGATCGCGGCAAGATTCGTATCCATGTTTCCAACAAGTCCTTTACCTCCCTCCTCAGTTATGCGGTAGAAGTTTCCACCTTGTTGTGCCGCACTGAAAAGAGCACTTTCGTATCTCTTGACGCTTCCTATGATATTATAATACTGTATGGTGAATTGTTTCATTTTTTCAGCGGTTTCACTAGTTCCCATAGCTCCCGTAAGTCTTTTTGCAAATCCTTCACTTGTCTTGTTTACTTCTTCAAAACCTTTGCCTAAATCCTTTAAAGCAGAAACACCATCTCCAGCACTTTTTGAAAACATGCCCAAAGCAACCATGGAACTGGCAGCGGAACTAACAAGATCCTTGTTGTCTGATGCAAATTTTGCAACATGTTTTGAACCATCAGAAACCAATTTTTGCAACCCGCCAAGTCCAACAGAAAAATAATCCGTACTTTCTGCGGCGGTTTTCAACGATACTCCAACTTCTCCTGTGGCTTTTTTCAAGGTATTGACTGCGGCTCCAGCTTTACCAGAATCAGTACTCAATTTTTCAATTGCTTGTGTAAGCTTGATGAACATTGATTCCAATTTTGAAATCAATTCTGGAGTATTTATTATAGAATTTATTAATGGTTCTGGCGACATTTCATCCCGTTCATTATCTCAACTTGATTTTACGTTTGTCAACTCTTCTTCTTCGTCTTGCACCTGTCGGCTTTTCTTTTTCATCACTCTTTATCAATTCCATCGCCCTGTTCATACCTTCCTCGTCAGACGAGATGGTCTTTTCTTCTTGTATCTTCCGAGCCATGTCCGGATTATGGAACGCACCTACGAAACAGCCGAAATTCTTCATTTTTTCAACTTCTTCATTCTGGTCTTCTATCCAACTGTAAAAATACCAATTCATCGTTGTTGTATCCATGTCCATTATCTTCGGATGCGTTATCTCCACTCCAAACAATTTACTCAAATGATGCAGGAACCTGTGGTCTGGCTCCTTTACTATTTTTTTATCTGGGCAGCCACCTCCTCATGCTCCTTCATAGTAGCAGGAATGGCTACAGCTATCTCCTTTTCATAGAATTCATATAATTCTTTTATAGCAATCTCATTCATGTTTTCTACAAGATCCAACCTCATGTCTATATTGTCGAAATCTCCCAACACATCCGACATCAATTCTCCATCAACAGAATAAAGAGTGAAAGCCAATGCTAGATTTCTTATTATGAACATCATCTCCACAGGAAGAACATCTTCATGCTTGTATATTCTTTCATACATCTTCTTTGTATCACCACTCGATAAATTCTGCAATCCAATCTTGACATTATCTATCATGGTATATTTTACATCTTTCTTCAAACCAAGAAGCAATTCCAATTTCTTTTTGCCTTCCTTGCTTATAGATGACACCTTCTTACGTCGTTCTTGCATTTCTTCCAACACAGACGAGTTACATTCTGTTTTCTCTTTTAATTGTTCCATCTCTTGTTGGAAATCTTCAACCGGTCTTTCAACCGTACGATTATCTACATGATTATCCCTACGATTATCAACATTATCGACAAATGGGTCATCTACTACAAACCTTCTAATTGGTTGGGTTGTAGACGAAACTTCTCCTATTGAACTTTTTGTAGTTACCATTTTCACCTTCCTATATGAACTGACACAATGCAGTTATATATAACTGACTCAGGCTGCGGAGAATGCTGCGCTTATCAAGCCTGGAGCATCCATTGAGCCTCTTCTCATACCTACATCTGCAGCCAACTCATAAGGATCGTATTGCAGTGGAACATTTCGTTCGCCGCCTTGAGCTGCAGGATTGTTTGGTGAACCAACATATGAATAGATTGTTTCAGCATCCCAACCCATATCATCACTGATAATCCAGTTATCTGAAGTATATGAATATGCCAGGCTCTTTATCCATACATTGGATATCACTGTGACAACAACAGAATCGGAATTAGCTTCGCCATTGTATTGATCGATTATTTCAATATCAAAAGGAATGCGCTGTGATTTGACATGCAAAAATCCTCTTGAGAAAGCTTCTGATATACGCAATCTATCAAATCTGGTTCTCTTGCACGTACCACTCACATTTGATGATTTTGTTGGAGCTGAATCTATATGTCCATCAGTTCCTACCTCATCTATAGGTGTGATTGTTCGTTCTTCACTTATGGTAAGGCTTTGTACGGCACCTACATTTGTAAGTCCGACCTTTATCAGAATCATCGTGCTTAAAGCAACGCCAGTTCTATTCGCTGTAGAACCGGCTGATCCATTTTCTGTATAACTGCCTGTTTGTGGATATGGTGTCTGTTGTGTTGGTGTTGGTGAAGCCATTTTTTCTCCTGAGTGTCTATATCTTCAATTACAATACATCATTATTACTATTTTTGATCAACAAAACACTATTAAAATCAGTAGTTTGGAGTGAACATTGATGGATTGTAATTATTGTATAATTCAGACAAGATTATATGAATGATGCATATCCGGTTTATAATATGATAATTTTTCTTGAATTGTATATGATAGTGTCAATCCGCATAAGAAAACCCATGCGGATTATTTTAAATTATAATACTCCGACTTCAAATCTTATATAGATCCAATTTACTGCATATGAAGGTTGAACGGCAAAACTTATATTCCATTGCCTTGGTTCTACAGTGTCTCTCTTTACAATAATTGATCCATATGCTGTAATGAGTTGTTGCGACATGAAACTATTGATAAGGGATCCAACTCTTGTTTTCAACGAGATCGGGAACGAAGGCGTTTCTACGACACCAATGAATCCACGGGTACCAAGGCGCATGTTCTTGGCTATTTTATCTCTTATGAAAATTATGCTGGCTTCTTCATCTTCTGGATAACCAGATTGAGAAGTTGTTTTACCCCAGATAACGCGACCACCGCCGAGGACGGGTTCAACAAGGCAGATACCGGCTCTAGTGATGTTTTCTGCAACAGTATTGTTGAACTGTCTATCATTCAATATACTGAAACCAGCCAGTGTCTTGTTTGTCAACGGAATAGCGACATTTCCTACTCCAGAGAAATATCCACCGGCAGCAGCAGCTAGATAGAAGCCGTCAATGAAAGTATTCGTACCGGTTATATTGACGACTATACGATCAGGATAGAAATACATACAACGGAATGTATTACCGAAAGCATCCTCAACAGAATAATTTGTGAGATCTTCTATTGTTCCTGCGAGTATTTCTGTAGGGCTATCTCCTTGAATACCTTCCAGAACGCCTATGTTTTCAACAGCTGCTGGATTTGTTCCGATTACATTTGCTGGAAGCAGTCCATTTATCGCTCCGATGAACAACATTCGTTCTTTGCTGTTTTGCATTCTGGACATTGCAAGAACATGTTGCATTGATGTTTGGAAGATTGCGCTTATTGTTTGTGTTGGTAGAGGAACAAGTATATCGAGTTCCCAACTTTCCAGTTCTTCAAGTGCGTTGATCCATCCGGCATCGAAGAAAGTAGCATCATCTGTATCAATGACGCCAACTTTAAGTCCTTGTGTACTTGTCAGAGCTAGATCTTGAGTCCATAGTATTGCGGCACTTTGTTCTGACGCGTCGATCAACCTGAAGTCAAGACCAGTTTCTGATACAAAAGGAGCTGATCCGGAAATTGTCAATTCGCCTTCACTTACTGAAACAATTGTAAAATCGCCGTTGTTGTTTGCGTTGGTTGCGCCAAATATTGTAAGCGATGTATTTACAGTGACATCTGTAAGATCAAAAGTTGTAATTTCGGACGAAACAACTGCAGTATTGCCTCCAGCTGGAGTGATGACAAGGTCGTCTCCCTCACGCTTCAAGCCACCTTGCATTATAACGGTATAAGAATAAGGATCTGCCCCTGTTATAAAGGTGGTCGGAGCTGTGGTATATCCGGCATTATAAAAAGTAACCTTATTAGGTATGATTTGTGTCTCTACATTTGTAACGGTATTTACTACAAAAAATGTTACTTCTGTATTTGTTGCAGGAACCACGCCAATCGGAAGAGGGAATGTCATATCTTCTTCTGTAGAACCGCCAGTGGCTTGTTCTACTACTTCATAGGTTATACGTCTTGGAATTGGAGGAGCTGCCTGGCAGCACAATACTCCGGCAGTACCGTTGGCGAATGCAAGTTGACAGCCCAACGAAAGTGTATTCGTAGTACTTACAAGACCATGTTTTGCAGTTATCGCATCCATATCCGTGAAGAATTCTGGATCGTTTATTTCAGTCGTAGCTATATAACTTGCTATCAATTGGTCGCCAGCACTCAATACGCCACTGGCTACTCTAACAACAAATGTATCACCAGAATCAAATGGTGTTCCGCCTTCCACTATGCGAAATTTCAGAATTCCGTTGTTTCTGATGACACCATCAGATTGCCATACCACAGGAGACCCGTAACCATCCAAAATTATACCAGAAACAGAACCTGAAGCAACAAATCTAGCATATCCATCTATAGGAACACCGTAACCATCTCTTCTTACAGAAGAGCATCTGATTGTCCAGGTTTCTGCTGGAGCGTCGCTGTCAATCAATGACAGATTGTTTATGGTTCCGGTTCCTACAACTGTTCCGCTTGCAGTATAATATGCCCCACCTTGATCTACAAGAGAAGCTGGTTTCATTTCCAAACGACCATTTTGTATATCAACCCTGTAATCATAAATTGAACTGAATGAAGTAGGACTTGTAATGCTGATTGCTTCTTCCAAACCTGTCAATGTGATTCCGTTCTTCGTAATAACAGTTCTCTTTGCTTGTACAGGATAAACTCCAAAAAGAAAACGTCTACCGTCTCTTCCTGTCGTGGTTGTATAAGTAGAATCAAGCCCGTCTTGTCCATTCCCTGAAGCATAGCTTACAAGGACTTCTCTCCTGGCACCTTCTCCTATGATGCAAAGTATCCTGTTGTTGGCAGGTATGCTCACACCACTAGACACCACCACTGATTCAGCCTTTACGCTTGGATTGCTATAATTCACCCCTGGAACGTTTATCATTGTAACTCCTTGATTTTATTGAAGAAAATATTCCATATGGAAAATTTCCTATATCTTCTGATGCTCGAATTTTGATAGACCCATTCATTTATTCGAACAAGATCTAACTTATTGTTTTTATTTGATATGGAGTAAATCATTTCTTCACCATATCGATATTGAAATTAATATATTTTCTGCTTATTTCATCATATTTCAATCTCAAACTCAAAAGTTTGTCATACAAGAATTCATTTGTTTTATTTTTCAAATCCATTGCACATTTCATTTCAAATTTTTCAGTTTCAAACAAGCTATCATCAACAAGATACCAAACAATGATATCGTTGCATTTTTTATTATAATCCATTATTTCGTCGGACGAATCACAAACCTCACTTCTTGTCAATTTGACTATTTCCCATGTATTACCATAAACAAATGTTGGAAGCATGCAATCTATTTCAACATTATAGAATTCAGGAATATTATTGGATGAAAGTTTTATATTCAATATGATTGTTTCAAATTCTTTTAATATCTTTTTATTTTCATGATATGAATAACTTGGAGGAAGGGATGCTTTCTTCAATGCTTCTCCAAAAGACGTAAATCTATTGAATATCGCACTTTGTGGGAATCCACATGTTTTTTTGGAAATATCTTTTAATTTTGGTGGTCTGTTCAATTCCACTGCCAACGCACGTAATCCGTCGGTTATTATTTCTTCAGTATATTCTACAGGTCTCCCTGCGTTTGTATTCTTTTTCGATTTTTTCTGGATATAATGTCTCCAGTCGAGAATATTTATATCGGCAGCTATTCTTGCCTTTCCTATGGAACCGAAAGTATTTTCCAATGCACCCCTGATACCCGGCGGTATATCTGAATATCTTGCATTTGGGTGTGACTTGACCCAACCTACAAGTTGTTCTGATGTTCTTTTACTTGATTTGTTTGGTTTCAATTCTGCTTTCAACAACAGGTTGTTCCAAGAACCAAATTTTTTTATTATAGCGGATGCATGTGTATTGTGTTTCGAAGCAAAGCCCGAAATTGTAGGAACCTTGCCAAATTCTTTTGCATGGTCCTTGATCAGTTCTATTATATTATGCTCGTCCACGTATTGAATATTGATTTATTGTAATATTTGATGTATTTAAAATTACAATCCATGAATGTTAATTGTATATTTAAGATTATATTCCGGTCAGGGATAGTGAGATGGTTTTACAATATTCATATCGAGGTTGCTGCCAATATTGTATTTGAAAGATCCAACTGATAATATATTGTAAGATTTGGATCCGGCATCCATGTTGTATCTTCGGTATGTCCTATTTCGATACATGCTGTTATTATTTCGACTGTATTCGTCACAGGTATTTGTCTTCTATACTCACCTCTACACTCCAAAGATATAGTTTGTTTGTATAGATTGTCGTTTTGGTATAATTCTTGTGATTCTCCAGACGTTCTGGTATTTTTTATGAACAAGCCATCATACGTGAGTTGATTTCTGACATTGCTCATCAAATGCATTGATATACCTTCTACGATTGTAGATCTATCTTGAGAGCTTTCCGCAATTACTTCTATATCGAATCCAAGGTCCCAAGCTCCTGCGAACAGAAGATGTACCGGAACTTTCAATGAAGTCTTGTTTCCATAACCGTCTATGAACAATCTATAACCATATTGGACACAATCTTCTTCTTGATTTATGGATATCGGTATATATGCGCTGCTTGTATGTTTGATAAGGACCGCTGGAAGATATTTTATATCAAATCTGTTTTCTTGTCCTATGAAGATACGCGTTGTCACATCATCGTTCCATCCGGCATCTGGAGCCAGGTCTGTATGGTCTGGGGTTTTAGGAAATC